CGTCCTGAAATCTTCCGCGAGCGAACAAGCGAGCGCCTCTATATCGAGGGATGGGGCGAAAGGAGGATGCCTCATGAATGATCAACATGATCATTACATGTTATTAGACAAAGCTCTTGCGCACCTCAAAGTAGAAGGCACGATTGGTGCCGAAGACTATGGCAAATTGCTTAATACCATAGCTCGAACTGAGGAACGTATAGCTGAGGCTAGACAAGAAAACAATACTCCTACAACCAAATAATCTGGTCGATTAGGAGGGTGATTCGTCAGAACATCCTATAAAGGAGGACTGTGCGTGGCATTATTTAAAACCACAACAAAGAATCTGTCTCTCATCTTAACCAGAAGAAGCAAGCTTATAGGCTTGCCGTCCCCAGTCACGACACCAATCATCAATGACTTTTGTCGTTGGAATGCGTGCAGTGGCGCGGCTTTTGCCGTCGACCGGATGAAGAATATAAAGCAAATTATTCTATCATCAGCTGCAAGCCAACATAAGTACGTAATTCCTAAGTTAGAAACCACTTGGATTCGTAAAAAGAATAAATACGAATTGAGTGGCCCCTATGGTGAGCTTCAACAGCTCGCTAAGGAATCTGACAGGATGTTACAGAAGGTGTTATCCTTCTGTAACCTGTATACAGTCCTCTCAGAAGAAACTTTATCTGAGAAGTCTGTAAAGAAGTTTCGTGAAACTGTTGAAACTCCTGGTCCCGCAGTACCTACGAAAGTCATCGAGTTGGTTCAGCAGAGTACACAACGTGCTGTTGCTGAGTATCAACTAGATACATCTGACGTCATGTATTCGAAACCATATGAGTTAGTTGCGGCCCAAAAACCCCATCAAGAAAAGGAGTTTTTGGAGTGTGTGGAAAGATTTTTCCGTACACGGTACGGACGAAGTATTATCGTCCGTCCAGCAGTGTTTACACCGCTGCGCAACTGTCTCGGATTTCGAGGCCATAGGTTCGACCATTTACCCCCTTATATGGGGAAGATCTTCCGGATTCCAAATCCGGGTTTAAAAGATCGTTGGGTCTGCGATTTCAACAAGGCACTTGACCATTGTATAAAACCAATGGGTAAGCGGATTTATGAATCCGTTAGTAAGTTACCTTGGGACATTACTTTCAATGAAAGTAAATGTTTCGCACCTATACAAGCGCATTTAAACCATAGCGATATGGCATACGCCTTTGACCTATCTGCTGCGACTGATCGTTTCCCTTGGGTCCTCCAGGAAGCTGTACTGAGAAAGTACAGTGGAGGTGAAAAGTTCCAAGAGATGGTCGATCTGTACAGTGAGCTTGTTCGAAAACCAGCCTTAATGCCTGACGGCACATCAATAGTGTGGGCACAGGGTCAGCCTTTAGGGGCTTACCCTAGCTTCGCTACCTTCACCTTCACCCATGGCCTATTATTATATGGTCTAAATGGGTTTAAGCACGACAATAAATTCTTCGTGCATGGTGATGATGTGGTTGTGTTAGACAAACAGTTAGCCTATAGATATGCAAATACTATAGCCCATCTGGGTGTACCTATCTCCATCTTTAAGACATTGAAGTCTCGAAAGATGACCGAAATTAATTCAAAGGTCATTACTCGGGATAGGATACTGACAATTCCTAAGTGGAAACCTATAATGCGTTCAAACGCATTAAGCCAGATAAAACTCTGGGGTCCCTCTGTTATATCATTCTTGACAAAGAATGAAGAGGAAAGGTTAGCTATTCAAAGAATAGCTAGTCTGCCAGTATGTTTAGGCGGTTGTGGTGTCAATCCAGGTGGCCTATCCTTAGAAGAAAGGATGGATGGCCTTGAAGATGTCCTCTTTGAGGTAAAGGAACTTTCTTACGAGAAGTCCCACCACCGGAAGGTAGCTGAACGCTACCTCGCAAACCCTAACTTCAGAAACTTGTTAGGTAATGCGTGGGTGTCCGCAGACAGAGCCGACCAGGCCCGTCTGAAAAGTGAATATGGTAGTTTACCTACTATATTCTCCGATCACCGAGACCTAGATATTCTAGGTAAGAACTTATATTCTGTAGATACAGATCGTAAGATCCCA